AGTAGAGATGGGGGCGAATGGGTGAATCCAAGTTTTTACGTCATGGGCCTTGCGATTGCGGGAGCAGCGATGGCCTTGCGATTTACACAGACCATTCGTACTGTTTCGCCTGCCAAACCTACAAAAAAGGTGAAGGAGAAGAAGAGAAAAAAGATGCCAGACCGCACTTTGTTCCGCCAATGATGAAACCAGTATTCAAGAAATGGGAAGACGAAACTTACAGAGGAATCCCAAGACGAGTCCTGGAGCAATACGGCATCCAAAGAACAGAGACAGGAGTTGTCTTTGAGTACCGAAATAAAGAAGGAAAAGTTATAGCCCAAAAACACCGAGTCTTAAGCGATGAACAAGAATGACCGAATCAGTTGGAGCGGAAAACCAAAGGAAGTCACAGGGTTTGGTTCACATCTCGTCAATCCTAAGCGAGTTGATGGAATCGCAATTTGCGAAGGCGAGTTCGACGCACCCTCAATCACCTACGCCACCAACGGAAAAGTCGTAGGGATTTCAGTGCCTAATGGCGCTCAATCAGCAGCAAACTTTATCCGTAAGAACCTTGACTTCTTCTCTCAAGCCGAACGCATTTATCTTGCGATGGATATGGATGAGGCTGGTAAAAAGGCCACCTCCGAGATTGTTGTCTTATTTCCAGCAGGCAAAGTTGTTCGTATCGACTGGCCTAAGAAAGATGCCAATGAAACCCTGGTGGACCTTGGTAGTATGGCCGTTAAAGATGCTGTTTATGCAGCTAAAGAGATACGGCCTGACGGGATTAAACCAGCGTCTAGTTATGCAGGTTTAGCCAATAAACCACCCGATAGAAAAGCAACTGATTTCGGTTTTGTTTTCTGGAATCGACTCACTCCTAGTTATGACAATCAACTAATTATTCTTGTAGCTGGTAGTGGAATCGGGAAGACCACCCTGCTTAGAGCATTAGCCTTAGCTGATATGGAGCAGGGCATAAAAATCGGGTGGATAGGACTAGAAGAAACTGCGGAAGAGGCCGTCTTTAGATTTGTAGGGATGGCAGCAGGTGTTCAGATACATGCAAGGCAAAATTATGCAGGACTAACAGAACAGCAATTAGATGCTATTTCTTCAGCCGATAAGTTTGTCTGCAACTCAGGGAAGTTAGAACTATTTGATCACTTTGGTTCTCTTGATGAAGATGTCATTCTTCAACGAATGAACTACATGGTTAGATCTCTTGGGTGTACTCGTATCTACTTAGATCACCTAACGATTATTAGTTCAGGGTTGGCTCAAGATACAAAGCATATTGATTCTTTAATCACAAAGATTAGAAGTTTTATCGCTTCTACAAAATGCACAGTTATCGCTATCAGTCACCTCAACCGTTCATCTTCTCAATATAAAAATATGGAAGATGGAAGTGTCCCTGAGCTATCTGACATTAGAGGTAGTCACTCGCTGGTTCAGTTAGCAGACACAATTTTTGCCGCAGGTCGAAAGAGAGGAACAGATACCACACATTCTTATTGCTTAAAAAATCGGATGCTCGGACGCTGCGGATATGCAGGCAGTTTTGAGTTCAACGAAGAAACCCAATTCCTAGATCAAAAATGGCTCGACCCCTCACTCCAATAACTCCTAGAACCTCAGACTTTGATCGCTTCGATGATGATGATCGAGTTTACGTTGACTTTGGAACTTTAAAAAAAATGCTTGCTGAAGCTTACGGGCATTATCAAAAAGCTTTTGATGATGGTGATCGTTTTGAGCAAGGGTACTGGGATGGCTCTATTCGTCAGCTTCATTACATGCTGGAGTTACACGGACAATGAGCTACAAATCTAATCTCAGTCAAAACAAATATAGGGTCCGTTTATTCGGACCTGACTATCAAAAATTTGACGAATACTTTGTCTCGGATATGGCTAGTGGAGCCTGGAGACAAGCCTTAGATAAATATGGTGATGGATATAAGGCAATCGTTCTCGACTGGGAGCCTGTCAAATGAAAAGTCAACAACATCTATCTCTTAACGAAAAAATTGAAAATGCCGAGAGGAGAATTACTGAATTAAAAGCCTTGATCAAGCATTGGAAAAACAAGCGTGATCGTCAAAACCACACCAGGGCAGAGATCAAATGAAACTAATCATCGACATTGAAACTATTGCTTACCGTCATGCCAGCAGCAATGAGAAGGAGTATGAAATTAACGATGGATTATGGGGTTATTTCTGTGATGTAGAAACGGCTAAGTTTGGCATTGAAAAAGACATCGAAAGATTTACTACCTTTGCCCCTGATCACACTCCAGTTCTAGCAATAGGAGACAAGAACAATTTTAGGTATGGAGTTTGGCCTACCTATAAAGGACAAAGAAGAAAGTATCGAAAACCAGCAGGGTACGGAACTTTACGAGAATGGTATCGAGAGAACTGGGAAGTTAAACAGATTCCCAATGTTGAAGCAGATGATGTTGTTGGTTTGATCGCAGATGATGGAGATATTATTGTCTCTGGTGATAAAGATTTAAAGACTATTCCTGGCCTGCACCTGGTCGGAGAGGAAGTGATTGAGATAAGTCAAAGAGAAGCAGATATGAATTTCTATAAGCAAGTCCTAGTTGGGGATGTAGCGGATAATTTTCCAGGATGTCCGACTATTGGTAATGCAAACGCAATGTTTAAAAAAGACAATTGGATTCACGCCCCTAGCGATATGGTCCTATGGGCAATTGTTGTAGAAACTTTTGCAAGGATTGCTAAGAAATTTCCAGATAAAACCCCTAGCCCTTTGAAGATGGCGAGATGCGCTCGGATTTTAAGGGCAGGAGAATACAACTCAATTACTGAGCAACCACTTCTTTGGACTCCTCCAATGGAGCCTGCTCGCTGGTAGCTTCAATTCCCAAATTTCCACGACTAACTATGCCAAAACCAAAGTACAAAATTAACGATCAAGTTAATAAAAAAATAAACACTGGCGTTTATTTAAAGACAGGTCCAGCAGTGGGCACAATTATCGAAGTTAAAGAAAAATACAATACAAGAAAGACTCTTTGTTATTACTACGTTGTTAAATGGCCTGACGGTAGGCGATCAGAACACGCATCTCATATCCTGACCCCAGCACCCTAGCGAGCAATAAAGGGGAAAGCAGCAGCAGCCTTTTTCCTCTTCTCCTCTTCTATATGCAAATTCGTGAATAAGCAATGGTAAGGATGAGAGGGATCTGATCGGCCTGATTTTTCATATAGATCGTTCTGATATTTCACACGATCCATATTGTTCTTTAGTTCATTATTCATTTCTTCGCCTTCATTAAACTTCGCTCAATCAGGGCCACTGCTCCATCGTCGAGGGTGTTATCTGTTGATTTAGCTAAAGCGTGTAATAAATCAATGATTAGTTTTTTAGTGCTTTCACTTTTTAAAAAAGCAAAAAGGATTGGTCGTACTAAAAGAAGCATAAGAAAGGTGTATATGCTATTAAGATAATAGTTACACGACCGTAGAGCAATTATGGAAGAACAGGAAGATAAGGGTTATGCCGAATTATTTGGACATGCAATTAGATTTATGATCCTTTGTTGGTCACTCAGTATGATGACTTTAGGGTACATGGGCAAAGTTCGTATAGACGGTGCTTTTACGGCAGGCCTGGTTTCGGGCGTTCTTGGATCCTATGGAATAAGCGTTGGTGCTAAAAAGAACGGAAATAAAGATAAAGTTATAGTAGATAATAAAGATACACGGGCGGGAATCAAATGAAGAAGCTACTACCACTGATGCTTCTATTGGTAACGGCTCCTACTGCTAAAGCAGAGATCAAAGCGAGTTACATCACTTCGGCCCAGATCAAGGTTGAGATGCCTTATGTAACGACTCAAAAAGCAGGAAGCACATATTCATTGAGTGGCTCGAACTTAACTCCTTCAGTCACGATTGGAGATACCACAACATCAAATAAAATTGGTGGCTTGAATCTTGGCAGTCTGACTAATGGAGTTCCAGCCTTAATTCAGACAGATACGACTGTCACAAACGCAGGCTCCGCATTCGAGAAAGTCGAATCGATATTTGTAGGCGATACTACGCCGTCTACCGTTACACCGTCGTCAGGTATTGCAGCCCTACCTGTTCTATCAGGAAGTACGACTATAGGCTCTGGGGGTACAAAAGGTGACTTGGCCTTAACGAGCCTAAGCTCTGGAATTACCACATGCTCGGCGGGAGGTAGCGGCACACTGTGTACCGCAAGTACAACAATTACGATTGAAATTGATTAAATGGCTCTTGCTATTGAGTACTTTAATAGGTGGCAAATCCCTTGCTACACCTTTAGTCCCAGCATTTCGCACTGGTACTCTTACTACAAATTCTTCGAGTACCCAGTTGATAAATGAGACGGTTTCAGTATCTACCTGGCGTTCAGGATATTCGTATTCTGCATCTGGCAACAACATTTCGACAGATACTTATATCAACCCTTCTGCAATTACAGAGAACGAACAAACACATGATGGAGTCAGGTTCTCCTGGACCTCGCCACAGATGGAGAGTATTCCAAGATGGAATATCGTAAACGAAGGCCAGCCCTTCACTCTGGTCGAATCAATCGTCACTCCGGGATTAGATTCGATAACGACAGTGACGAGACAAATTCAGACCTCAACACAGACCGAGTCCATAAGTGTATTTGGACAATAGCATTATTAATAGGTATCCAAACTCCAGTCATAGCAAACACTACTGTATCTTCTCCAAATTCAACTTCTACGGGAGTTGTTAATAACAATGCCACGATGATTACGCCCGGAATGTGGCCTACTTCTAGGTACAGTCAGGGCATCCAATGTGTTAGTCCATCCCTTACATTTAGCCCCTATATAACAGACGGAAGAACATGGCAATCTCCCAGAAAAGATATAACTAAGACACCTATTTATGATGAAGACACTGGTGAAGTTCTTTATTACCAAGAGATTCCTAGATTTGAAAAGGACTCATTTAATTTGAATATGGGTGCAAGCCTTCAGTTCAATATCCCATTAGGGAAAGGAGTTGATCTATGCCATCAAGCAGTCAAAGTTAATATCGAGAATCAAAAGCTCTTACAACTCAAGACCAAGTATGAGGTTAATCTCCACCGACTTAAACAATGTAGTGAGCAGATTAAATTAGGCGTTCGCTTTAAACCTGGGAGTGAATCTGCTGTTACCTGTCATGACGTGGAGGTAGTCGTACCAGCTAATCAGGTTTTGCCTCATCGTCATTCGATTTCTTCTTCCCAGTAAGTTTCTTCACTACATTTTTTACAATCGGTTTGATAGCGTTGAGAATTAAAGGGGCCGATACAGCCAAAAGTGCAGTTGCAGTTGTATTCATGGCCTGCCCTGGACTAGGAAAATAGGTTTCTGCATAAGTCACTTTTTCCCATACGGGCAAGCAGTCACCGTTTACTTCTTCAAATCTGACAACACGTTCCAACCTCTTCTCATTAGCAAATGATCCAACCCTTAGATTTGAATTTGGATCAGGGCAAGGTTTTGTTTCTGGAGGTGGATCAGGGGGAGGTATTTCTATCTTTGGTTTAGGTGGCTTAGGTATATCACTTTTTTTATCTGCTACCTGTGGTTCCTGTACTGAAATCTTTAGATCTCTATCCCACTCCATTGGATAGAAATGAGGCAACTCTCCTTCAGTACATGTGGCGTAAACACCATTTCTATCTACTAAAAGAAGATCTGCATTACCTGTAAGTTTTAAGTCTCGATGAGTGTATTGACAGCCAGGAATCGTAGTTGGACTATCAGGTATATAAACAACAGGTATGTCAATATCCTTGATATGAATATCAGGGATTTCCATTTATATCGTCACAGATCATATTGATCAGCATTGTCTTGTTGTAATTATGTTTTGTGCCAGCATGTTTTCTTAACTCGTAGTTAGTTACATGTCTTAGGTATCTCCTGAATCCATCAAGAGGTTCAGGACTCCGATAGACAAATAAACTACCAATTGCATCAAGTAAAAACTTCATCAAAAAGGCATTCCGATACCAGTAGTTTTTGGAAGACTTTTTTCAATTGACTTAGGGACT